TCATAGGCCGTGGATCTCTACCTTTAGTCATTTCTTTTAATTGCAAAGCTAGTGCGCCCATAACACTTGATGATATTAAAAAATCAGCCATATAAGAGCCTTTACGTTTTGCTCCTTGCTGGGTTATGCCTCTTATTAAATGAGTGTTAACTAATGTTACTCCAAAATTTTTATACATGGCAAACGATCTAGTAAGCTCACCAGAAATAGTGCCTGGCGATGTATCTCCTACTAATGATACCCTTCCCCTCAAACTTGTTGATGGCACAGCAAAATTAGTTTCTGTGTTTATCATTTCCATTACACGCAAGCTTACATTCCTTGCGGTATCACTATCTATATCTGTCCTGGTTCTAATATTTTCGACACTTAAAAAGGATGCACCTTCATGTGTATATAAATCAGAAGATCTTATAATATCCCATTTATCAGATCCCAAACCATATCGTTCTAAAGTTTTTTTTATTGGATCATCTAATTGATTAAAATTTTTATTTACTTGATCTCCAAGATAACCCAAAAATTCCATTCCAAAAGACCATCGACCAGCTGTTGTAAATGGTGACAAAAAACTTGCCCTCATAACAAAATCACCTATACGTCTGGTTATTTCTGGCCCAGAAATATCACCTATAAACCTCATTTGTGCTGCGGCTATACTAGTCCAACCTTCCGCAATAAGACCTAATCTTACAGCTAATTTACCTTTTTCTTTTGCTCCTAATGGATTTAAAAATTTTAAATAATCTGTAACTGTTGATACTTGTGGCAAACCAACAAAACCTCGTGTCAATCTTCCAAAATTCATATCAGTAAGAGCAGCTATAGCAGCAGCTCCAAGTTGAGCTGATTGTAAAACTTGCCTTAAACCAGCAAAGGTATTGCCAAAAAAACTATCTATTGGAGCATTATTTACACCAACAAAGGCATCGTATAATGTGTCTAAATATTTTCCTTGTTTATTTGCATTATCTAAACCTTTTTGATCTCCTGGCTTCACTTCTTTTTTTATTTGTGTTTTTATATAGTTTATACTTGCAGAAGGGTTTGGCCCTAATACATCCATCTGAGCAATTTCTTTAGACATAGAGCTTATATGTCCAATCATTGTGTCAAAAGGATTTGAATTTCCAAATTTTTCTTGATATTCCAACCATACATCTGCATTTTTAAAAACTAAAAATCTATGATCTTGCCGTCTATTAGATATAGACTTTCCTTGTAAAACAATAGAATCTGGCTTTACTTTATTAAGACCTCCAGAACTTATAGTTTCGTATACATCTGTCAAAGCAAAATACAGACGATCTTCAGTAAACTTTAAACCAGTGGTTTCATCTAACATTTTATCAAGATCAAGTTTGTCTTTTACAAAATTAATCCATTCAGCTCTTGATACTTTGCCTACCGCAACCATGTCATGTATTTGCGGCATACCCCAATCTGATCTTCTTGCTATAGATCCACCAGCTCTATTAAATTCTAATCTTAAATATTCAGCAGCTTCTTTCCAAGCTAGTGCAAATTCTTTTGCGCTTACATCCCCAGTATCTTGACCAAAAACCTCACGGACCATATTTTTAAGTTGCGCTTTATTTCTAACCTCACCAATAAGGTTTCTTTTAAATGTTGCTAAAACATCATAAAGTTTTGCTGTTGCAGTTTGTTTAATTGCATTTTCTCTTTGGACAAGGCTTGAAAAATTTGAATGAACATCTGCATCAATAAGGCTTGCAGAAGCTTTGCCATAGTTAGCATTGCCAGCTGTGTCTCTATAGCTTCTTAAATTTTTTTCAATATTTTTAAAAGCTTGAACTTGTAATAATTTTTTTCTTTTTTTTTCTATACTTATTCTTTTCAAGGCATCAAATGTATCTTTAGCTGCTTGAGCTTGCGCTTGCCCTCTGTTCATACTACCGCTATACTCAACCTCTAATTCAATAAATAAATCAGAAGCTAGTCTTGCCTGGTCATCATTTAAATTACCTTCATTACGACCATTAGTAATACAATCCAAAAAACTCATGCAACACATCCTTCTAAGCGATCTAACATACGTTGATCTTGTGCAAATTCAGCTTCAAGTTCTCGCAAGGATTGTGTCCTAGCTTTTATCTCGCCGCCTTCTGCTATTGTTTCTGTAGGTATTTGGTAATCTAAATCGTCAGTTAAACTTGTTTGTTCTGTAACTTGCGAACTTGGGCCATCAATTCTTTGCCCTGGGATGTTTTCATCAATGCTTCTGCCGCTTCCTCCGCCCTCTCCTCCGCTTCTGAGAAATTGTATGTCCTCAAAGATTCCGTCTGGATCTTCTTTGATTGTTGGACTTTCTCCGAGTTTTTGGTTGTTGTCGATTTCAGCGTAGCCATCAGCTTTTCCTTGTTGTTTCAAACTTGCATAAGTTTTTTTAGGTTTGCTACCTATAGACCTAACATAACCTGGACTAATTAATCTACCAGTTTTTACAAATCTCTTTAGCATCCTATTAACAGCATTTTGCGCTGTTACATCCATATTAGCTATTGTTACCTGGTAGCCTTTTGATTTAAGTTTATCTATTTGTTTAGAGATTTTATCGGCATTATCACCAACTTTAGGAATAACTACATTAGTTCCATCGTCAATAATTAATTCTTTTACAAAAGTTGCAAGTGTGGAACTTTCTTCGTGAACAGCAGCTGCGCCTAAACCACCTTGAAATTCTGGCAATGCTTTTTTTGCATCATCTGCATCAATGATTGCTGCACCAATATTTCTTGCAATTTTATTAGCGTATGTACTTTTACCAGCAGCTGGTGGCCCAAGAACAATTACTGCTTTTTTTTCATTTTTAATAAAATTTGATGGTACTTGTAGCTGTTCATCAGTAAAAGCTAACTTTTTTGCTCGGTCAATTAACGAGTTTACGCCTAAAGCGTATCCTTTTAAGGTCACTCCGTCAATAATAAATTCTCTATTATCGAACCATTCTTTTCCTAAATAACCATCCATTTCGTTTGTTTTAGGAATTTTGTCAGCTTCTTCTATAGCTTTTAAAACAGCTGGATGATTATCAATTTCCTGGTCACTTAAACCTTGGTCAAGTTTTTTGTCTAAATCTTGTCTAGCTTCTATATCAGACGTAAAACCTTCTTGCCGCCTTATTTCACCAAATATATCTTCTTCTAATTGATTTGCTTGTTGAGTTGATCCAGGGCCAGCAGCTTCCTCAAAATCGTTTAAACTTGTTTCTGGTTTAATCGCATCTGTGTCGCTTTGCGGCGTATCATTGAAAGAGCGTCTAAAGTCGCTAGCTGATACCCTTTCGAAATCGCCTTGTCTAATTGCGTTTCTGACAGCGTTGAGGAAATTTGAAGTAGGTCGTTTGTAATTTCCTGTTTCCCTGGCGATTTTTGCTGCTTCTGTGAGCGCATCGCTAAGCGGTCCTTTTCTGTTTGCAAGCGCTGAGAGGAGCGCAATCGCTTGGCCATCTTGATTTACCCTTTCAATATTTGAGTTTTTTGCTAATTGGTTACCTTCAGCTTCTACTCTTTCTGCATTTTTAACTAAACTTGAAAAAGCATTTTTATCTCGGCGTAAACTTTTTTGAGTTTGATCTAATATTTTAGATCTTTCAACAAAAAAACTTTCAGCAATTATCTCATCACCAAACAAGGATACTTGCTTTGTGTTTTCATATCCAGCATTTATAACTTGCTGTACTATTGATTCAGCTTGAAACTCGTTATCTGGCAAATTTCTAGCCAATATAGACATTGCGGCTTCTTGCAAACTAGTGTTATCTGGAATTAATCTTCCAACAACAGCTGCATACTTAGCTGGCACTTTATCGTTAATAACCATTCCAAATAAATTATCTGATAAATTAACAATAGCTCTAGCTTGTTTTACTAAATTAGATGTCCTAGGTAGTTCTGATATTTTACTAGGATCAACCCTTAGTACTTTTGCTGCATCAACAGCTGTGCCAGATCCTTCTGCAATATTTTTTGTAGCAGCTATAACCCTTGTTTCAGCTGGTGTATAACCATCTGTTTCTTTAAGTTTAATACCATATAATTTAACATCCTGGCCTTCGCTCTTTAATCTTTTGGCAAGACCTAAACGCTGGTGTCCATCTGCAATAAACTGTCTACCATTTGCATATTCATAAACTACAATTTGTCCAGACTTAACAGCATCCCATTTTTTTACGCCAGCTAATCTGTCAGTCACACCACTTGCATCACCACCAGCTTTAAATTGAAATAGTTTTGCATCTACTTCAAGTTGGTCTGGATCAAATAAAAAAACCTCATTGTTTAAATTATCTGTTTCATAAATTGAACCAGGCGCTTTTGGATTAGCTATTGGTTCATCTGGAAGATCTGGATATTCATTACTTTCAAAAGATCTTTCAGCTGTTTTTAAATTATCAGCATGAACCTTATCATTATCTAATGGATTAGAATTTACGAAATCATCATTTTTTTCAATTACATTTTCTATAGTGTCAACATTAGGATTTTTAATGCCACTATCTTTAAAAGCTTTTAATCCCTTAGTTATTTGATCTGAAGTTAGGCTTATAGTTTTACCAGCAATATTAAATGCAAAAGGTGAAGCACCACCTATTAGACCACCTAATGCAACAGAACTCCAAAACTGCTGTGACGTATATTCTAAACCAAGTGATTCATACCAAGACTTAATTTTGGTTTGTGCCAAGGCTTCTGCACCAGCACCAACAATAGCTTGATTAAGAGCAATACCAGATAATTTACTACCAGCACCACCAAACATAAGACTTGTTAAAAGAACTGGATCAGTAAGTGTTGAACCAGCTTCACCACCAAATCTGATTATAGCTGCTCCAGCACCAGGATTGTTTTCTACAGTTTCATTAAATTCTTTTCTTTTATTTAAAGCTGTCTGCTTTGCATTTTTATATATTGTATCTAAATTTATATTTTGTAAATCTGGCAAAACATCTGGATTATCTTTTATTATTTTCTTAATAAAATTTGCAGATTTTTCATAATCTTGATACCTGGTTTCATCGAATAATTTTATACTTAAATTTTTTGCTGGATTGTATAATGCTTTTTTTCTACTAAAAAAAGACCTCGCAAAATCTCCTTTTAATTTGTCTTTATTTTCGTTTATAACATCCATTATCGGCTGCCATTGTTCTTCTAAAACTATAGCTTCAGACGTTGTCTTATTATTTGTTTGTGTAAAATTAAAAGCATCAATAAGATTTTTTTGCCAACCATCTTGGCCTTTTTGTATGCCTGGTCTATTTGCAAAAGTTTCTTTTGGAGAAAAAGCAAAACTCATCTTACTAATCCATAATATTCAATAGCATCTATTACTAATTCTGTTCCATCTGGATGCTGAACATAGCGAAAATCAGCATCACCTTTTTCACCACGCCCAAATTTGTAAACGCCATCTCCTATTGCATAAATGCCTATGTCACCTTCGTTAATATCTTTTATTAATTTTGTATCTAAAAACTTACCAGTTTGAGCCAAAATATTGTTAGGCGTTAGTTTTTCTAACATATTTGTAAGCATATCAGCTGTTAAAGATGATGGTATTAATGTTTGCACATCATTTACTTCGTCAATACCGCCAGTGCCTTTATTCGTTCTACCAAGAGATAACTGCAATGCTTTTTCAAGTAGATCATCATCAAGCGATGTAATGCCAGCATCATTAGCTAACTTTGTATAAATATATTTAGTTAAAGATCGTGTTGATCCTTGAACAGAACTATCTAATTCTGTCAATGCTGGGCCGATAGTTTCAAGTATAGTATCATTTGCATCAGAAGAATAATCTGCTGGCGTTGCGCCGTTTTTAATAAGCTCATAACCTTGCAATGCCAAAGTTGCAGCTTCAATATTTTTAGTTTTTATCAAACCTCCAATGTGCGCAAAATCTGAACCATTTTCATTTAATTCAGTTAAAACATCACCAGACTTACTTCCAAACCCAGAATTAATAATTCCATAAACCGCAAGCTTTTCATCTATATCAGCATTTTGTAAATACGTTGTAAGCGCTTTTGTTTCATCATCTGTAAAATATTTTATATCACTTCCATAAATAGCACTTACTTTACTAGCTTGTTTAATTCTGACAGCAATTTGATCGCTTATGTCTGTTGAGAAATCCATCGGTTGAAATTTTATTACACCAGTTTTAGCTGCAAAAGATATTGGATCACTGTTCAATTCAGTTTTCATATTACTATAAAAACTTTTCATATCTTTCAGTAAATCTGTTTCATACTCAGTGTCTAAACCAACACCTTCAACATTGGCTATTCCGTTTTTTTCTATGTCAATAATGTAATTATTTACTTGTGTAGGCGTTGATTTTTTTAAAACATCAAAAATATTGTTTTGTAAGTTCAATCTTTTTACAAGCTCAATACCTTTTGAAAAACCCATTTCTTTAGCTTTTGTTGCAAAGCCATTTATAATTTTTTCAGATACAGATCCGCCTTTTTTTATGACATCATTAAGATCTTTGATGCTTGAAACAAATTCTTTTTGATCTGCTTTGATAGTTCTTTTATCTCCATTAACATCAGCCTGGAAACTTCTTATGAGTTGTCTTATTTTTGCTTGTCCTAATGACCTTGGTGGATTGTTTTTTAAATTTTTAATTAAATTTTCTTTTGCATTTAAATCGTTTAAGTTGTCAAAATCATTATATATTTTACCTTCAGTTATGTTTGCCATCATAGCGTTTTTAGCTGTTAGAGCTTGTGTTGAGTCGTAATACTGAAGTCTTTTTAATTTATCAAATATGCCTTCTTTTTTATTAGGTTTATCACCAAACAGTTCGTTTAATGCAGCGTGTTTTTCAGCAGCATTTCCATAAATTGAATCATACCTTAATTGCTCAACTCTTGATAAATGTGTTGCAGCTTGGTCATTTATTCTTCTGTTTCTACTGTTAGTTGCTACTGAAACTCTTTTATTAATATAATCTATTTCAGATTCATTAAGATAATCTCTTTGAGCTACATCATTTGTAAAATCTTTTGATATTCTTAGTCTTGCTTTTTCTGCTTCCTTATCAAAGTATGTGTCTGCTTCACTACTAGGCATGGAAAAAGATTTGTTTTTTATTTCTTCTAGCTCTTTATTAAATGAAACAATGCCTTTTTGTTTTTGTGCTTCATAGTCGTTTCTACGTTCAATCTCATAAAACTGTAAACTTGTTTTCATAGCTTGGTCACCAAAGCTAGCCATAGCTTGTGATCCAGCAGACAGCGCACCTGGACTTGCTCGCACACTCATATTTATACCGCCAGAACGATTTGATAATTTAGCTTGTGATTTGTAGGTTGGAACTCTCATACAGTTGACTTTCCATATCGTGCATTGATTTGTGAGTAAGAAGAAGCGCCAGATAATAAACTACTACCAGCTTTAAAATATGATGCTCTCATAGCAGCTCTTCCGTACATCCTATTTAAATTTGCAGACATACGTTCTTGAGTGCCTTTTTCTTTAAGCTCTGCTTTACCTACTTTTGCATTATATCGTCTGATAGCCACTTCTTCATCTGCTTCTTGGGCGTTTGCCAAGGCAACTTTAAGTGGTGTTCCAGTGTCAGCCATCCATCCATTAAATCTAAATGACTGAGATGTTGCTGCTTGTAGATTGTCAAACTCACGCCTAAATCTACCAATTTCGACTTCTTCCATAAGAACGAGTTGTTCTGCATCTTGCTCAGCAACTTGAGCATTACGTTCATTTACCTGGGCATTATAATTATAAGCTCTTTTTTGATCTCTACCAGCTTGGATAGATCCAGCTGCACTAAATACTGCACTTGCTATAGCTGCTTCTGCTGCCATTAAAAAACCCTCGCCATTCTATAATAATCTTGTCCGTCTGGACCATATTTGCGCATAATGCCTTCATGCTCAAAACCTAGAAATTCAGCAAATCTTTTTGCTTCTGGCCAATCAGATCTAACACCAGCTTGAACTCTTACAAAATTATGATCGTGAATCATTTTATCAAAATTATCTTTGATGAGTTTTATGACACTAAGTTTTTTATTTGGCATTTTATCTGATGCAACTATCCAGCCTTCACCAACTCCATTCCAAAGTGGTTTTATGCCAGCGCTTGCTATGACATAACCATCAATCAAACCAGAAAAAGCTAGTCCAGGTGCAACTAATCCATGAGCTATATCTTCAGCCATACCAAATGATTTTCTAGCCATTTTACTCATATCGCCATCTAGGATAGACTCAATATGTTCTGGCTTATAATCTACCATTATCATTGATCGAATGTTTGCAGCCTTGGGAATATTGCTAATACAGTTAATGGCAATGGTTGATCTTGCCTTACAAAAACAAAACCATCATTATCATAACCACCTCTAAACTCGACTTCCTTATCTCCAGTAAACATTCCTAAAGCTTCCGACATATCATCCGCTGAAGATCTAAATGGTATAAGATCTAGTTCTGCTTCTGAGCTACCCACCTTAACTCCTACTGATTTATATAATCTCAGCGTAATATTATTTATTCTTTTGTTTTTGCCTTGTGATGTGCCTTCTGTTCCGCCAGCATCTATTCTCATAGTTTGCAATGTTGATTTATAATTAAATCCTATATGTGCTTTTTGCACTGATCTAGCCAGTGTAATACCTCCAGACGATACAGTTCTGTCTGGATGTGTTGCGCCATCACCCAGGACAACAATCTTTTCACCTTCTAAATGTGTTAAACCAGATATAGATGTTGCTGCTGTGCCGCTATATGTTAGGCCGCAATCGACAAAGTAAGCATCTTTTATATCTGTACCAAACTCATAATTACTTAAATATTCTATATACCTTACAGTTGATCCATTCACAGTTCTCTTTACAATCATATAAAGATCATCTTCATCAGCTGTGCCAGGTATTGTCGCAATAGATTCAACAACCGCATTACCCTGGTTTGTTGTTGTAAGCCTGGTCGGATCGCTAGTTTCTATTGTCGTATAGCCAGTTGTTTCTGGATCAGTTTCTGTTATTGTAATTACGTTTGCTGCTGGATTAGCCACAGTAAAATCTGAATGTGCATTTATCCTGGTAAATATATTATCTGCTGTTGTGTTGTTATCTGTATGCGGTCTAAAACCAAATGTTGTATCTGTAGGATCTGAAGCACCAGCAGCTTCACTTACAAATGTTATTGTTTCTCCATCTGTCTTAGTAATCTTTATTGTTGTACCTACAGCTATATTTGCATAGTCAGTCACAGTTATTGTTGCATCACCAAACCTACCGCCTAAAATATGCTCGTGCCAAGCAACGACTTGTTCTTCTCGTCTATATGTCATACCAACAAGAAAACCATTAGTAAGCACACACCAAATCACATTGTCTGGCTCTTGTTGCCAGGCCATTTCAACAATACCAGTTTCAGTAATATGTTCTGCAAGTATCGTTAAATCTGGCGCATTATAACTATCGGTATCAAAGTTAAATACTAATTCTCGCAACTTTCTTAAAGCTCGTTGAACGAACAATGTTACTGGTCCTACATTTATAGGCTGTATATCTGCTGTTCCATAACTCGCTTGTCGTTTTATTTGTGCATTAGTTGGACTAAGTGGTTCAGCAGATCCACTAGCAGACACAGCAAATTCACCACCACTTGTACCAACAATTAACACCCTAGATGATGCTAAATATCTTATGACGTTTACCTGGCTAGATCCTATCGTATAACTCAAAGCATCCGCAGCATTAGTTCCATCTGCAAAATCTTCAAAATCACCAGCCACAGAAAAGAATACTGTTTGTGGTTGTGTTGTTGTTCCAGCAAACACTAGGCGTTCTTCATAAAAACTCACACACGCTGGAAAACCAGTTGTTACAGAAAAAGCTCCTAAACTAAAATCATCATCTGCTTCTAATACACCAGCAACAGTAATTGTAGCGCCAGCTGCTTCATCAACAACATCTACTGAAGGTGCAAATAACATTGTATCGTCTGTTACCTGGACAAGTAATGCAGAACTATTATTGTTTGCAGGCGTACTAGCGCCAGTAATAACAACCTTTTGCCCTACCTTAAAACCTTCTTTTACAAAGTTTGCAGCACTATCAACTATTCTATCATTATGTTCTAGTCCAGTAGCGCTTGGATCTCCTTCAGCAAAACTTAATGTCGTTGCCGTCATACTCGGCATCAATTCAGTTCTGCCAGCTGTATTTTCTTGGACAGCCGCAGTCACAGTTGTTGCATTAGTAAATGCAGTAATCTTTGCAAAACCATCATGTAGCTTAATTAATCTGCCAACATCTGTTGAAGCAAACAAATCAGCACTAGCTGTAATTGTTACACTTCCAGTTCTGCCATTAGCCGTTAATGTTGTTGCTGTCGTATTAGGATCTTGCATAGGACCACGCCTAAAATCTACAGCTGTAAATGTCCAGGCTGTGTGGCTTGTCCTTGTTATCTTATAAACTGGATGTGATGGATGCACTAGGTACATAACATCTGCGCTTTGTGTAAACTTTATTTGTGCGACTTCAGCTGAAGTGTAAACAGTTACGACTTCAACAGCTGATCCGCCACTTGTTACAGTTCCACCATCTTTGTGTATTCTAAAATATAAATTGCCAAACTCAAGTATGTAAGCTTGTTCAACATTAAATTCAAAAGGTATCAATCTTGTTGCATTAGCACTGGCTTTTACAGTGTTTACATAAATTGTACCTGGCCTTCGGCTTGCGCCACCATGAGGATGCACTGTAAAATTTTGCATGGTTTTAGAACCATTAAAATACTTACTTATATCAGTGCGACCATCTAGCCTTGGCGATAGCTCACCAGCTGTAAAGTTATTTAAGGTTGGTGAAGCCTTGGCCATTACAACCTCGCATTAATAAATGTATTAGCAGCTAATACTTCACTATCAGTTATGCTTGCAGTATTTATGGTGTTACCTTCTGTTGCATCTACAAACCTAGCTTCAGTTAGTTTGTTTCTATAAAGATCATACATTGCTGCTGTTAATGTAGTGCTGCCTATCAAAGCATAAGCTATATCAGCAGCTATAGCCGCTTCAATCGTGTTAATTAATAATTGATCGTATTCATTAGGATCTAATTTTCTTGCAACATAAACAAGATCTACTGAGCTTTCGTCAGTCAAAAGTTTACGCCCTTCAATTTCAAATTTTATTTCTGGATCTGAAAGTTTCAAAACTCGCAAACAAAATGGATCTGTCGGTAAAGTGAATTGTTTTGAATATGTAAAACTTGGTGCTTCAGAGTCAGCCGCTAAAGTCTGTCTTGCTATTAAACAGTTCCAAGGATGCGCTCTAAAAACACTATCCCTTACAGATGCGTATCTTTGATTACATATTCTGCCAGCCTTACTATCTTCATTCAAAGCAAGGATAGTAGATGCACCAATCATATTTAATGCTGAGTTACATATATCAACCGCAGAAGCCATTATTAATTCCTATAAAAAAGGACAGCGCATTGCTACGCTGTCCTGGTTGTTTAATTTATAACGTATTCAATAATGAATGACATTGTACCAGCAGTACCACCAGTTGCATTAAATGTAGCTGCAACGTAGTAATGACCGCCTGGATCTGAGGAATCACCAGCTATAGTGTAAACCTCTTGACCAGCAGTATTAATATCTGCCGCTTCAAATCTTACATCTGTCATAGCAGCTGCATCAGCAACGGAGCTTGCAAAGCAATCTTCGTCTTTAACAACACCATCGCTAGTGTATAAACCTACATTAAAAGTACAGCTGCCACCTAAAGTGTCGCTGCCTACCTTTAATGAGCTTATTCTAGCGTTAGTTGGTATTGGAGCTAACATAACAATATCATTGTCTGTGCTATCTCCAGCCGCTAATTCGATAGTGCCTTGAGCAATTCTAGTTGTTCCAGTTAACAAACCAGCATCACTCATTGTGTATGTAGCTTCAAAATTGGCTACGAGATCAGAATTTTTTGTAGTCATTTTCTATCTCCCAATTAAGCTGATTCATCACAAAGGATAGAAACCACTTTAGCTTCTTCCATTCGTGTTGCACCAAAAGTTGAACAATAAAAGACTTGAGTTGAGTAGGACTTGTCTGCTCTCTCATCAATCTTCGCCATTACGTCTTTTCCAACAGCCATTTTGATTCCATCTTCAGCCCATGCAAAACAAGTTCTGATGCTGGAAGCCACAGCTAGCCTAGTAGACATTATGAATTTAAAACCCATAAATGTATCGACTTCACCAGCAACAAGCGCTTTCACAGTATTAAAATCGCTTGATGTTATTTGTGTCGTACCAAGTAGTGCTTCAACTTGAGCTGGAGCTACCGCAATGTATCTTGGAATAGACGGATCAACAGAACCTTCATCCAAAATTTTCTTTGCATTGATTAGCTTTGCTATAGTTAAATCAGCTGATCCATGAGCAATAATATTACCAGCAAGCATTGAAGTATCAGTGCTTCCGCTTGATCCAGTTTTTGCTGTACCAGTTGCGGCAGTAATGATTGCATCATCCATTGATCTTCCCATTGCCGCAGCAGCTGCTTGAGCATAGGTTGATGTAGGATCAATTAACATTCTTATTTTGTCAGCATCATCAATAAGATCCGCCCACTCATAAGAATCCATAGTTACCATTCGTCTTGAATGAGGTGTATCAAGGATCTGTGTATCTTGATGCCTTGATGTTCTTTTGACCGCAGCGGTTGCACCTACCTGGTCAAAAAAGGCTTTCTCACCAGTTACAGCTTCCTCGGACACAGAACCACGAAGCAAAGAACCTCTTTGCTGCGATAATAACTGTACGTTAGAACTAAACTGATTAACGAAAGCGGTAGTGATTTGTGAACTCATTTCACTTTCTCCGTTAGTTTAAGATTAAAATTAAAACGCTACCTGGGGAATCCAGACGTAAGTTATTTATTGTTGCGAGGGCCTTTGCTTATCTCGACTATTTTGCTAGTGTTTTTTTTTGAAGGGCCATTAGGCTTGTCTCCTTTATCACACCATTGCAAATACTTGTCAGCTCTATCTAGTGGATCATCTATAATCCTACCAGATCCAGTTTCGAGTACCATTCTCAAAACCTCTAGCCTAAATTCTCTTTCATCCATTATACCATCTCCCTATATCTCATAGCTTCATCAACGTAAAAACTATGCTGTGGATGTTTTGCATCCCAGTAAGGTGAGCTTGGTTGTGTAAGTTCAGCCAGCTTTTCAGAAGCTTCATTAGGTGATAATCCGCCAGTTGTTTTAACACCAGCCAGTGTATCTTCACCCATTTTTTCTTTCATATACTGTCCTATATTAACCATTGTCTTAATAATTGCTGGATGATCCCCTAGTTTCATACCATTACTAAGTGTTAAATCTTCAAATTCTTCTACTGGAATAGCGCTAAAATTATCTAAAACGCCTTTTCCTACAGCCATTCTATCGTCAAATGCCTGGCCATATTCTTTTTTCAAATCTAAAGCCACCTGGTTTATTTGATCTTCAGTAACATTTGCTGATTGTTGGACCTGGTTTCCATTAAATTCATTATATTTATTTAACAAATTCTGTGCTTGGTGAGGTAACAATCCTACTTCATGCGCTGTTTTCTTGAACCAATTTACCATATCAGCGTTTTCTGATTGGCCATCTGGTAATTTATTTTCTAATTGGTAATCTTCAGCACTTGCTGGCCTACCAACTTTGTCATAAAAACTGTTCCAATCGTCTGATGTAGCAAATTTACCAGGCTTTACAACCTTATCTGCACCTATCATAGACTGTGCATTAACATAAGACTTAGCTAGTGATCCTACATCCTGGATAGTTTCTAATGATTTATGACTTCTAATATCTTCTGGAATTTCTGAGCGCCAATCATTCTGTACTGGCTGCGCAGACGGAGCTTGTCCAGCATCTACTGGAGCTTCCGCTACCTGGGCTTCTTCACTCATGTTTCTACTATGTCCTCTCTAGTTTTTGGTTCTTGCAGCATTGATAATAAAAATAAGACTACAGTTCGCTGCCCTTCTCTGTAGGCTGTTTCGTTAGGATCTTGTGAAAATGTAGATCCATTAATGTGATACCTGGATTGCAAATCTTTCATTACAATCTGGCCATCTTTAGTATTTAAAAGTGTCTTGTAAGCTAGCCTAAGATCTTGAATATTCATTAAACAACACCTAAACCTTGTGCCGCTTTAAGCGCTGGAGCTGCATTACCAGCTGCTTCTGCTACTTGTTGAGCTTGTTGTAATTCTCTTTGCTGCGCTTGTCTTTCAGCTCGTTGTTCACGAATGGCTGCAACTTCTTCATCGCCTCTAACAGCTGTTGCTGGCACTGATAAAGCTCGTATCATATGTTTAGTTAATCCATCACTATCAACAAAATCCATGATACCTCTGTCGATTTGCATAATAGGACCTAATAACTCAAACAATCTTATTGCAGATTGTACATCACCCATGCGCTGTGCTTTAGCTAATGGACTTACATACTCTATGTTTATGTCATTATTCTGTATAAATTCTGGCGCAGTTCTAAATAATTGTTTCCTTGCTAAAATATTATATGTTCGAGTTATAAGCGGCTGTAGTAATTCAGCTTGCAATCTTCCCAATACTGGCCCAAGTAGTCTCATCTTTTCTTCAGTACGCTGGACAACTTCTGTTGCTGTCATCTGTGGCCCTTGGCCCAAGATTAACTGGTCAACGTAGAAAGCTGATTGGATAGCTTTTCTACGTTGTTCTTCCATGTTTAAACCTAATGGATTATTTGCGCCTATGTTTAGCGGCTCTATTCTATCCCTTGATCCAGATCTATAAAAATTAAGGCCGCCAGGTACAGTTCTTATAGGGAGTATAAAACCATCATCTGGAACAAGTAGTGGAGGATCAACTTGTTTTTGGGCGGCCCTAATTGTTACTTCAGACATTTTATTAAGCATTTTTATGTCTGCTAAAGCGGTCATGGCTGGGGATCGACCATAACCAATTTCATAACTAGCTTTTAAATATCTTGGCGCAAGATATGGAAACTCATCAAAACCGCTTTCTGATAAAACTTTTTTTTCTTCAGCATCGTAATACACAGAAGCAAATGGTTTGTTTACAGAATCCAACCTAGTAACGTCTATATCATCCCTCGGATAAACTGCATGGACTAATTCAATCAAAGAATAAGGATCTTGTTCGCTTTGTTTTACAACTTTTTGTGGTACAAGTTCAGCTCCAAAACGATTGATGGCTGCTCGCATAGGCATTTTGAATTTACGAAATACTGTATCAACACGGCCATATTCATTTTCTGAAACATAACACTCACCAATATGCCTGGTACTAAATCTTAAAGAACTTGGTGTAGGTTCGTCATCGCCTTCGACAAACATGATGCCAGTACCAAAAGTGATTAGATCATGGTATAATTCGTGTATTTGTTCTTGAAAATTAGAGCTGGCAAACTCTTGATACATAACATCTTCAACACTCTCCAGCCATTCTTTAGCTTCGTCATTGCCGTCTAATATTAAATCACCAAACCTAAGACTAAACCATTTAGTGCTAGGGTTAGTAAGCATCCCATGTAATGAAGCCGACATAAGTTCTGCCGCATGAATTGCTGTACCATCAAAAATAAGTTCAGATCTTTTGTCACCAGGAGATCTAACTTTATTAATATCTGCTTTTCTTGGAACAACAAAATCTGCTATTTCTTGCCAATGCGATTCCCAAGTAACTCTTTGTGCAGCTAAACTACCAAATCGTTCATTAAGTATTCTCGCTAAATCATCTGAAGCCATTTATAATCCTAATAAAGTTTTTCTGCGGATAGGCGCACCGCCTACAATACCTTGAGCTGAAGTTAATATTGTGCCTTTTGATCGACCACGCTTACGCTCTTCTTCTTCTTCTTCGTCATCACCAGCTCTAACAACATCCCTGGGATTTGCAGATCCAGTTGTATTGTCTGCTGGCGGATCTGTTACAGTATCGCCTGGCGGATCGTAAACATTATCATCACCGCCTAAATTATCATCACCACCATCATTGTCATCTGGTGTTGTGCCGATATCCATACCGCCGCCACCGCCACCAGGATCACCACCTGGCTCGCCACCAATATCCATGCCGCCATCGCCGCCACCTGGATTGCCACCAGGACCAGGATCATCTGGTACTGGATCATCGTCTATATCAACACCGCCATCTGGTTCATCTGGTTCTGTAGCTGGATCATCACCAACTATAGATTCATCGTCACCTATGCCTTCATCTTGGTCAGTTCCATCGTCTGGTGTGTCTGATCCTGGTTGCCCAGTATCTGGACTTCCAACATCTGATCCACCGCCGCCTTCTTCTGAGCTTCCATCTCCAGGACCATCGTCTGGGCCTACACCTGGATCATCTTCATTGCTTGGATCGTCACCAACTACCGAGTCATCTTCTTCTGCGCCATCACCAGGATCTGGATCACCACTATCATCACCAGGACCATCGCCAGGACCATCACCTGGTCCTACACCTGGATCATCCTCATTACTAGGATCATCGCCTACAGTTGAATCATCTTCTTCAGCACCATCGCCTGGATCTGGATCATTTCCGTCATCATTACCGCTGTCATCATCACCTGGGCCTGGATCTGGACTGCTTGGTGGTTCTGGATTATAGCCTGGATCTTCTTCTGGTGGATTATAGCCTGGATCATCGCCACCGCTATCATCGCCTGGCCCATCTCCAGGACCTACGCCTGGATCGCCAGGTCCGCTAGGATCATCACCAACTGTTGAATCATCATCATTTCCATCATCTCCAGGGCCATCACCTGGTCCTACACCAGGATCACCAGGTCCGCTGGGATCATCACCGACATTAGAGTCATCATCGCCGCCATCATCGCCACCATCATCGCCGCCATCATCACCCATTGAGCAGTATAAAGGATTATTCCAGAAGTTTATTTGGTCCAATAAGCCCTTTTTTCTGTTTAGTAGGTCTATACCAATATCCAGTTTCAATTCCATGTTCCTTATTAAAATACTGCACAGTGTCTTTCACAATAAATGAGACATGACCAAAGGGAGCGACAAACTCAGCCAGCCATAAATTTTTACCAGATTGCCAGTATTCAGACTGCATAGTTGCGCCGTCTAATAATTTATCCAGCACTTCATCAGACACAAAGGCGTAAGAACAAAAACCCACAAGCTTTTGTTTTTTATTACGCCAGTACCTATATTGTTTTAGTTTTAATGGTGTATCAAAGCTCTTAATCAATAAATTGAATCTAAGTGGCCTATGAAACTTACTATGCTTAACAAGCTCCATAACCTCACCAAAATTAGGACTTCTTCGTTGCACCACCTAATAACGTCTTATACGCCACTCCATCTTCTTCACCCAATACGCCCTGCGGTGAAGTCATTATGGTTTTTTTCCTAGACATTCTTTTTGGATCTTTCATTTTATCCTCTAACTCACTCCTCTTAGTCGGTGCTGGTACAGCTTGCGCTGGAGGTGGTGGTGGTGGAGGTGGTGGTGCTGGCTTACTGCCGCCAAATAATCCGCCCATATTACATTGCTCCTATACTATTAAATGGATTATAACTACTATCTGCTATTGCTTGTGGTGGCCGTTCAAAACCTCGGTTTTCCCTTACACCCACAGCAAAATATCTCCAGGCATCAGCCGCATGGCTGGCCCAATCATGTACTGGACTATTCCTAAAAGTCCTTAATCTTTCATTATAAGCTCGGTGATACTGCCTTAATGCTTCTAATCCAGCCTTACAATTTACTTGGTCAAACCAACAACGGCTGAGAATAAGTTGCGCAGCGTGTATGCCATCTTCAACTGGCAGCTTTGGTACAACCCTAAAATTAATTCCCAAATCGTATGAGATCTCACGGCGGCTCTTGCCAGAGCCAAGTTCTCTAACCTCAATATCATGCGGCGCATTGTGGCTTCCATAAAAATAGCCTTTACCTGTAAGTATTTTCGCATAATGCGGTAACCCTTCATTCCTGGCTTCATAAAAATCTATAACATGGATGGCTCTACCAACACTCTGTGTAAACCAAATAGCTGTGCTATCACCTATACCAAGATCCCACCAGGTATCTACTTTTTGCGATTGGTCATAGGGAACATTTCCTATGCGCCCACTTTCCTGGGCAACTTGCAGTTCTTTTCCAAAAATAGCTCCTGGTACATTAGCAACCCAGGAACATTCAAACTCTTGTTCAAACTGGTCCTCAGTCATCATCAACCTGGCAGCTTCTAATTCTTCAGCATCTACTATCTCAGTTTCGCTAGCCTTATAAACTTGTGTAAACCAATCCTTATTACTCTGCGCTGCTTCATACAAATCAAAAAAAGCATTGTGACCTCTAGGTGTTCCAATAAAGAACGCCCATCCCTTCCTATCCGATAAAGCTGGCCTTAACACTTCTGGAAATAAACTTTCTGGCATATCAGCCATTTCATCCAGGACAGCTCCATCAAGGTATATACCTCGTAAACTGTCATAATTCTCAGCACCTAGCAGCTGTATCCTCGATCCATTAGGAAGATCACACCTAAGTTCAGTCTCATGGAATCTTACCATAGGAACTTTACCAGCAAACTGCTTTAGATAATCCCATGCCACAGCTTTCGCCTGGCGGTATGTAGGCGCTATATAAGCGTACCTGGGATTCGTTTTATCATTAAGTATCGCATCCCTCAGTAAATGGTTTATGGCCATCACAGTCTTGCCAAATCGTCTATGGCATACCACAACTCCCCAGCGGTTAGTTGTAAGCTCGTTATGAAGCTTTGCCTGGAGTGGTCTAGGTGAATACGGAATCTCGATGTTCATGGCTTAGACACTCTCCAATCAGTATAATATATACATATAAAGATGCGGCCTAATTCTGGGTGTATGGGGGTCTTGTTCTGCAAAAAAAAGCCAAATACGAGTTAGCTACTCGTAACTATTTGTAGGCTGCGTAACAATCACCAGCAATCCAGTGGCAAAACTTTATAAATATCTTATTAATTATTTCTCGTGTGCGAGATCACTGCCAAACAATATCTACAGAAATACGCAGATCCTAAACAATCTCCAGATTGCCATTCGCCCAGGACAAAGTAACCTGGCCATTGTTAGCAGCTGTTTTATCTTCTGCCTTATCCCTAACACCTAACGGCTGCATCTGCCTAATATGCTTATCCATATGATCTGCTTGCAACCTTCTTCTTTGTACTTCTGCCATTGCCAGCTTAGGATCGTCTGGTAAAGCCATGTTAACCAGGTCAAGTATCTGATCCCTCATAACCTCGCATTGCAACGCTCTAGCCTTACGATACATCGAATGAGCTTCATCATTCTCTTGCACCCATCTAAGCACAGTACGCCAGCTAGGTAAGCTCTTAGTATTGTTACATATCCTGGTTAAGCTTTCACCTTCAGCAATACGCTCACAGATCTTTTCCATCTGTGGTTTTGTAACTCTTATCTTAATAACTTTAGCCATTAATCCAGCTCAAAAAAAAACCTGGTATCTCCTACCAGGCGTTAACTTAACTAATCTTAACAAAAACTCTAATATTTTCAGATCATTTAGTCAAGCAACTTGATTTAAAAAAATTAATTTAAATTTATTTCGTCATACTACTTGACTTTTAACGTCAATAGTCTCATATTAATAATATAGGTTAACAACAAGAGGAGAAACAATGAGCGCTTTCAACGGATGGATTGATACTTTCATTGAGGAGAAAGGTATTGATACCGCTCACAACTTTGAGTTTGACGAAGCTGGTACGTTTCACATCGTAGAAACTGCCACTGTCATTGCCTGGATGAAAAAGCTAGACGATAGCACTAAAGCTAAGATAATGCACAATTTCATTAAGATCGACTTCTTCAATGGAGATCCCATGCACTTCATGGAGTTCATAGCCAAAGGCATGGTCAAGGCAACTTACGGAGTAGCTGCCTAAATGAAAAGGCTAGTTCACGGAACGCCAATCACCCCAAAAAGATTGTTACCGCAGCTCAAAGGCAAAAGCTTTTGTGTCAGTTATATGCACCCAGAGCAGCTTGCTGAGTGCATTGAGCTTGTTGGTGACAATCAGATATTGATCCTGGACAACGGAGCTTTCACCGCCTGGAAAAAGGGCATCACTCTTGATGCTGCCTGGTGGGATGGCTTCTATGCCTGGGCCAATGATGCGATGGACAAGTGTCCTAATGCAGTGTGTGTGATTCCAGACGTTATCAACGGCGATGAAGCTAGCAACTTGCAGCTGATCGCTGATGCCATCAAAGGTGGCAAAATCAAGTATCCAGAAAGAGCAATGGCCATATGGCATATGAATGAGAGTTTTGAGCAGCTAGAAAAGTTATTCAGAATTTTCAATTTCGTAGGCTTCGGCAGCTGCGGCGAGGTTGACATTGCCAAGAACAAACCAGGCAGCGCTTACATCGCCAAGATCAAGCAAGCCTGGGCATTTATGGATTACTGGCAAAAAAAGTACGGCATTGATAAGCCTTGGATTCACATGATGAGAGGTTTGGGAGTGCTTCACAAAATTGGTTTCGACAGTGCAGATAGCTGCAATATCGCCATGAATCACTGGAGAAACAAAAACAATGTTGTTCACCATGTAGCTCAGTTTGCAGACAGACTAGAAGCCAAGGTTAACAACCAGGAATTGAACGAGCTTCCCTTGTTCAATGTTGCAGCTTAGAAAGGAGAAACTATGCACGATTTTGTTTTATACCAGGTCATAAAGAAATACCAGAATCATTGGCTTATTGCTGCTGATGGTAAGTTGATGGATGGACCAGATGGGCCAGGTAGATATTTCACTACCAAAAAAGCAGCGGTTGCTTTCATCAAGAAATACTACAACAAAAACTTTAAATAAGGAGAAAATATGAGCGCATTTATCGTAAACCCAGAACACATAGCAGCATTAGTTGCTTACACTCAAGCACCTACCAACAAGATGCACTGCTACAACATTCACACCAAGCAAGAGATAAACAACACTGCGAAAAACTTTTGTGATGTTCTTGCCAAGGCCAACGTCAACAGTGTTGATGCCAAGTATGGCCACAACAATGAGCATTATAGCGATGAGTATCTTGAGCATTTAATGTTGTTTCCAAATGAGTGTTTTGCTGAGCTACAAAAATTCAAAAGTTTGATGGGATTTTATGGTTGCCCAACCTTAACTGATGCAGACATCTATAACATGGCGCAATGCTTAGAATACCAAAGCTGCGAGGTTGACAACTGGACACACACTGATGCTTACTGGTTGATCCAGGCAATCAAAGGTGCAGCTGGTAGGAAGATGGCTAGCGGCGCTGCTGTTCAGTGGAATTATGAAGCTGCTTAATAAAAAAAACTAAGCAAAAAACAACAAATAAATAAGTTCCTCAAAAATTTAAAAGAAAATGAAACCAGGCCCATTCACGAATGGACCTGGATAGATCTTCATAGAGATTGCCAATCAAGAAATAATTTAAGAATACTTAGAGCTTGTAGTAAAGCCTAATCAAAGCATCTTTATACCTACGTTTCACAATCCTAGGATCATTAAGACCTAGGATTTTTGCTATCTTAGTCCACTTAGGACCTCTATCAGTAAATGCAGCTGAATGTGCAACTGCCCATACAAGCCGTCTATCTTCGTCATCCATCTTAGTTAAAGCCAAATCTACAGCAACATCTAACCTGGTAATCTGATCTGGACTAGCTTTTAACCTGGTTGGTTCTGTTGTGCTGTAACCATAAGATGACCATTCAGTAAAATAATCTGGCCAGTTTGCCATCTTCTGCTTTCTAAAAGGACTAGGCAATTTTCTTTCTGTTTCCGCAGCTTCAAAGAATAAATCATTTAACTGCGCAACATCCATTACTTGCGCTCTTTTCTGAGCTTGTCATCCATGTCTCTAAGCCAGTTAAATTTATCAAATATAGGAATATGGTCCAGGTTAATTACCAGGTCTTTATAAGCTTCTTCTGAGTATTTTTTTCTTAGCTTAGATAAAACTCGTCTTTGTAACTCATCAATGGGAAACTTTGCGCTTCGATCCACAGCTGCTGCATAAGCTGGATTCTTTTTCTTAGCTGTTAACTTAGCTAAGCTATTTATCTTAGCTAAGTTATTATTCTTAGCTAAGCTATCTAAGCTATTTTTTTTATTTAAGGAATTAATTGGATTGCTAAGTTGTGCGCTAAGCTTAGCTACATGATTTGCTTTAGAAGAAATTTTACAGTCATCGTGATTCATCTGTCAACCCCCCATGAATAAAAAAATAATTTCCGCCATCCAAATTGTGGTCTGAGTTGGCTTCGCCGCAGTCCATCCTCGCTAATTTATTTTCAATATGAAACTTAACAGCATCACTTGCATAGAATCTTTCACCTGGTTTTAATTTATTTTTAAAACTTAGTGTTAGTCTGGCAGCTAAATTTTCATATAACTCCTGGTAATCACCAAGCTTGTCAGCTCTATCTTTTAATATTTGTGCAGCTGTTTCTGCATACTGGTGTGGATTCATTTAATAATCCTATCAAAATGATCTACCTTCAACTCTTGTGCTTTCCAGGCAGCTCTTTCAGCTGCTAGCTCTTGCTGTGTTAAGGGCCTTGCCTTTTTCATTAATGCTTTGCAAATTTGTGATACTGGATTTGCACCAGTTTTGTTAGAATGACCCATTTTACCTTCCCCTTAGTTTTATTAATCCCTCTAAAAATTCTTGCACCTGGTCAACAGATCTGCACAGCTGCCAGATACCGCCAGCTTCTTCAAGTTTGTCTCTTATAAGTATCTGATTAGCAGTCGCTTTACCCTTGCTGCCTTTAACCTCAATAAATATAGATAAGGATGCACCGCATAACGTCTGATCGCCTGGCACAAATATTTCTATGTCTGGCCAGCCAGCTTTTGTTCCCATACGTTTTTGCTTAACCTTAAAAGCAACATGACGATTACCCTCATTTGGTGAATGATGCCAAACTGATCCAGGCGGTAACATAATATCTAACCATCTTGCGATTCGCAGATGAACTATATCTTCCGAATCAATTTCTGCGGATAATGAAGTCATTAGGCGTGACACTCCCCATAGTTACATCTAAGATTAAACTCAAATGTTTAGGACTTGGCGTAAGTGCTTGATTATGCTGCTTTGGTAAGCACCATCTTCGAGCTACAGTAGCTTCTTTAAACCCAAGTTTTTCAGCTAATTTTTTGTAACTTAAATTATTTTCTAATCTATATTCTTCTAATGTCATGCTTTTAGAAGTAACATAAAGTGATTTTAAACGTCAATACCCTAAATATATTTGACAATAATGACGTATAAAGTCATAATAAAATCAATATAATGCAATTTAGCATACTTTTTACATCATTTTGTGTGTCTATTATAAAAAAACACAACATATTGTAACAATCCCATTGATGTAAATAGTAGTTGGATAAAGAAAAAAAAGGAATAAGATGTCTGTACTAAAATTCAAATCTAATAAAAACACTGTAGTTATGCCTAACAATCTTGATGCCATGATAAGAAGATCTGGTCTGCTTAATAAAGAAGTAGCAGAGCGTAAAGGGATTCGCCCAGAAACAGTATCAAGACATATTAGCGGTGCATTACAATTTACAATTAAAGATGCTGAAGAATATGCAATGATCCTAGAATGCTCTGCCCAGGATATTTTATTTGTTCAGCACCCTACTTATGTTTTTGGTTATCTTGATAATCATTTAGTAAATGTAATAACACCAGCTGAAAAACAAAAAGCGTTCTTCTTACCCTTTCCTACTAACGAAACTAGGAAAATTGTGATTTCGCAACACACGGACAAAGCAAAAAAATGGGCAAATGATAGAATGTATATGTTTGATTCTGCGCCTATTAACAAAGGCGAGGTTGATCCTAACTGTTTTATGACATTAAGCATTTTTATGATTGATCGACACACACAACCACAAATGGGCCTTATTTACCCAGAACCAGGCGGCACATATACGATCAGCTCTAACGCTGATTCGCACACTCGTCTAGATCAGTCAGTTGTAACTGGTGTTATTGGCCAGCCAGTCAATAAATTATCTGGTTTGAATCTCAAATGGGCGTGTCCTATGATAAGCTGCATAATAAGACCAGACTTACTTAATGTTGTTGAAAAAAAGTTTTAGTCAACCCTCTTGACTTTATAAATCAAGCTATAATAGGATCTTCTAATTCAATTTAGGAGATCTTATGTCATTTATAGAAACACCAAGATATGCTTCAAGATTTAATTATCTTTGGCACTCAAACCCTAAATCAAAACTAAAATGCAAAGCTTTGTTTGACAAGGTTCATCTTAGACCAATGGTATCTGATGCCTGGGATATTTATCAGAATTTAAATAATGAAAAACATATTAGAGATAGAGCTTGGATTACTATTGAAAAGTTTGATTCAAAGCTAAATGGTCAAGATAATGCAGCTATGGCTGGTGGCCGTACAGTGCAAGAAGCAGCTGATTCTATACTGATTGATAACATAGATCCTGGAGAAGCTATTGAAGAAGCTATACAAAGCTATAATAAATTTAAATCTCGCACATGGGATGATGGAACAGATGCTAACAAAAAGATTAAGTATGTAGATGAAATAGAAGCCGTAACAAAAAACGCTGTAGCTGGCTTACAAGAAGCCATGCAAAAAGATAATCAGATTGTTGGTGAAATAGAATACATAAAAAACCTAGCTGGCTGTGACCTACCACATAATACCAGGCCAGATTATAATAGGCGTGGAGATCTAAAAACTAAATGGTCCAGGATTAGCAAAACATCCAAGTCTGGTTTTGCAGCTGCAAGCTTACCTAAAAGTTTAACTGGTCCTTTTGAGCAAGCAGCCTTGTACCAGGTAGCTGGTTTCTGGGCGTGTAATGGCGGCCTACCACCCTTCTTAGTTTATGCAAATGCTTCAGACTACAAAATATTTGACCAGGATAACACACCAGAATTACAAGATGATTACTTAGCCGATATAGTACAAACAATCACCAGATCACATAAAGCTACAGAAGAACTGCTGAAAGTAGCACAAGATAAAGATCATTTATTTAAATTAATTGAACCAGACTTTACGAATATCTGCTGGTCTGAGCCACCAGTAATTATTGATGAAGCAAAAAAACTATGGGGGATCAAGTGAAAGATCCCTGGTTATGGATAAGTGAGTTTTTTGGCGCTGTTTTTTTGTTCGCATTTTTTTATTTTTTAATTTGGATTCTAGCCATTTTATTTCCAGGAGCTATGTAGATGATAGATATATTAGAAACACCACCTAACATCCATAAAAACGCTAGAGAAACTGAACAATTAGCCTTGGAGTTTATCTTGCCAAAAATTAAAAAACTTCGCCTGGCTGTCCTTAAATCAATAGCAAGTTCTGGATGGACTGGTGGGAGAACTGGATCTGAAATTGTAAACGATATTGATGGCTACATTGTATCTGTAAGGCCCAGGTTAACTGAGCTGCATGAGTATGGATTAATAACACCAGGGGATAAAAGAAAAAACGCTAGGGGATCTTATGAGTTGTCCTGGTTAATAACAAGTAAAGGTAAACAAGTTGCGGAGATGAATGATGAGTGAATTAAAAGATGTAATGGCTGCTGTGAATGATCTCAATCAATCACATGGCGTAACACAAAAAGGCGGCAAGAAATATACAGAAGTTGCTAAAAGAGTTGAAGCTTTTAGAACACACTTCGGATTGAAGTATGGGATTACAACTAACATAGTTGTCGATAATGAAAAAAGAGTTGTTATTAAAGCTCAAGTATATGATCTATCAAATAAAGAAATAGCAGTTGGCGAGGGATATGCAGAAGAAATAAGAGGTAGTTCCCTAGTTAATAAAACTTCAGCTATAGAAAACTGCGAAACGTCTGCAATAGGTAGAGCTTTAGCAAGCCTAGGATTACATGGCGGTCAATATGCTTCAGTTAATGAAATAGATAAAGCTGAAAACAATGAAAAAAACATTGATGAAAACAAAGACAAAAATAATGACCAGGAAAAATGGCAAAAAATAACTGAAAATTATTTACGAAATATTGATGAGATGAAGTCACAAAGTATGTGTATGCACTGGTTTAACAATAACAAAGATGTTCTTAAAAATATGAAAGCAATAGTTCCAAGAATGTATGGAGAAATCGAGGAACATTATCAAAAAAAACTTAATTCACTACAACAATAGGAGCTACTATGGGAAACTCACCACAATTTTCTAATACTAATATAAAATTTCAAAGACCAGTATCATCTTCAGATGACAATATTGGGCAAAAAATCAAAGTAAGTGTTTGGTTAAACTTTGATAATGGCTGGGATGAAGAAGCAAAAAGACCTCATCCGCCTACAGCAGAACAACAAAAAAGCATTGAAGATATACATAGACAAATAAAAGATCTTGGTATGGAGCTTTCTTTGCAGCTGCAAGAATTTGATAGCAAAATGAATATAGCTAGAGCTAGAGCATTTTGTAATGATTTAAGATATGAAACAAACCAAGTAAATGAAGGAGTAGTTAATGGTTTTGACGATTTATAATAAAGCTTTGTTTAATCTTATTGAAACAACACAAATATTATTTGGGCCATGTAAGCGTAAAGCATCTGAGTATGCTAGAGTTACTAGGATGGTAAAAGATGGATCTATTAATAGTATAACAGATCGTGGCAGATACTATGTGACAAGAAAAACATTAGAAGATTTTATGGGATCTGAAGAATCTTTGAATAAAGCTCTGCAAAACTTAGACAATGTTGTAGAGCTTTATCCAGATAATTAAAAGTTGATTTGAGCCATATCGTTTTGCAGCTTTTGCTTTCTTGCTAAGTCTTGCATCCAGTGACCATAAGTTCTTTGTGTAATAGCAATGTCACTATGGCCCATAAGATTTGATACAGTCCAAACATCATTGCCATAAAACTCTAGCATCTTACTTGCATAGTAATGCCTTAGATCATGCCAGGTTAAGTTCTTATTACTAAGCTGCCTAACAACTTTTTGCAGCTGTTCACGCCAGGCAGATGTATTAACCATAGTATTATACTTAGTACCAAACACTAAATGTGTTTGAGCTGGTCTGCCTTGCTTTATGTAAAGCTCTTGCAGCTCCCTCATTAAAGTATTTTTAATTGGTACAGTTCTATTAGATGTCCTGGTTTTAACTCGACCTACACCGCCCTCTACTTTAATCTTTGCAGCTTTGTTAACTGTGACCTCAAACATTTTAAAATCTATATCTTCCCAGGTCAAAGCTCTTTGCTCACCAGCTCTTAATCCAGTTGAACAAGCAAACTTATATGCTAGGACGACAGACTTAGGCAAAAGCTTTTCTATATCATGTATGAAATCTGTAGATAACTTTTCCTTTTGCGGCTTGTTCTCCAGGTCATCATTGAAAGGTCTTTCAATAACAATATCAGACATAGGATTTTCTCTAATGCAGCCACAAACTTTAGCGTGTTTCATAAGTTTGTTAAACATAGATCTCATAGCAACCAAAGTCTTGTAACTTCTCTTACCTTTTTTACCAGAATTTTCTAATGCTGGGATGATGTAGGTTTTACAATGTTGTGCAGTAAGGTCGCTTACTTTTAAATCAGCAACAGTGGTCATACCAATTTTTATTTCTAAAAAACTTTCAAAAACTTTTTTATATGAATCAAAGTATTGCGGAAGCGGCTTACCTTTTTTCATTCTGGTATATTCTTCCCAGTAAAAATGTCTTAATGGATTATTGTCTTTGATACGTTGATCCCATTCAGCTCGCATCTCATCATCTGGAAATGGACCAAGTAAATCTTTGATTGTCCAGGTGAAACTTTCTTGTGAATGTTTATATTCTAATTTTTTAATTTTATCTAAAGCTTGTTCAGCTTCTTCCTTAGTATGATAGAACTTTCTAGCTCCACCTACATTTCTAAGATCTAAAAGATAACAAGCTTTGCCTTGCTTTTGTTTACTCTTTTCTAAAGATATTTTTTTATTTTGTAACATTATACACCTCATAGTTATATTTATAATATGAGAGCCTTGACTATAAAAGTCAAGTGTATTGACGTTAAGGTGTAAACTTATTCTCGTAAGGATTTAAAATTTACAAAAGTGACATTTACACCCAATTTACACCCAGCATACATAGGCATCAAAAAAACTCAATAAAATCAATGGGAAAAGTGGTGATCCCTACGAGATTCGAATGAGTGAACTTCTACTTCTGTGACTATCTATGCTTCTCTAGTCTAGGCTCACCTTACCTTTGTATAATATAAGATAATTAAAGTCAACTTCAGATAGCTGTAGAGCTTACACCTAATTTACACCTAAATATATTCTAGGTGTAAATTTATTCTCGTAGGGCAATTTTTGGTGGGATCTTTAAAATGTGGGGAAACGTCATAATCGCATATATATTAGTGGCGATTTAAGAGTCATACAGAAGCGAAAACAATTCTAGGTTAAATCATACCTAGACTTTTTTCTTTTTCTTTGGAAAACCAGCTTTCATGTTCGCATAAGCTTTAGGAGTAATGGTACTTTTCTTTTTGCTACGAGAAATACCTTTCTTTTTTCTGGCATTTATATTTGCATAAAGTCCTGGTTTTTTAGCCATAATAATTACTCCCTATTTCTTTTTTTTAGACATCATTATTTTTTTTTGTAATGTAGGCGGTAATGTTTTTTGTTTTTTTGTAAGTGCTTTTTTCATAGGTTTCTTTTTTCCATATGCCATTTAAGCTTTCCTTTTCTTGTTTTTGTTTGCAAAGTTTTTAGCTGCGGCTACAGATCCAAAACCCCATTTCTTTAATGCCAAAGCTTTCCTGGTTGGTTTGCCTTTAGCATCTTTCATAGGACCTTTCATTCCAGCGAACCTTGCAGCAAAAGATATTCGCCTAGGATTAGTGCCTTTATTTACTGGAGCTTTAACACCATAATGTTTTCTTCCAGCTGCATTTAAGCCACCTTTTGGATTCTGATATTTTTTAAGAGCCATCTATTAATCCTTTGCGATAGCCATTTAATCTATCAAATGTAAGAAGTTCACCTCTAGGATCATCAGCTATAGAGCAGTGTACCCAGCCACTATTACCACCAGTATAACATTCAAGAATGAGCTGATCATATTCCAGTTTGTCTTTTATGTAATGACAAAGATCCCAGTTAGATATACCAGGAACTTCAAAGTCTGCTGCCTGGCCTTTACAATGCTGACTTTTTTTTGAGCTACCTATAGCAATAGACAATTCTGGACAACGATAACCAGAGCTAACAGTAAAAGGTATTTTGTAATGATCTCGTATTGGTTGCAAAATTTTTTCAGCTAAAATTTTTAGATAATATATTTCATCTGCACCAGGATTATTATTTATATCTCGGCGTTCAGCTGTTTGACTTTTAATTAATTCTTTAATTGAAAAATTATTTGATAACATCATTTTGGCTAAAATCTCCAGGTCTAATCATACCAGGACAATTAGTTACGTTGCTCCTGGCGCATCTGAGAAGGTTATTTTTTTTTAAATTTGTCTAAACCTTTTAATCCAAGGCCAGCAAGGATCGTTACATACAAAACATTCTGATACCAATCTGGTAACTCATTTAATCTTTGAAAGCCTTGTTGAACTATATCTTCCATACCTGGAATAAAGACCAAGATTACTGGGATTAAAACTATTACAGTAATGATCTCATCTTTGTATGAGTTTTGTGTACTTTGCGCCATGATAAGTTCCCACTTGCTATCATGTGTCGCAGCAGTTTTCATAACCTCGGCTTCTGCTTCAGCCTTTGCTTTAGCTACAGCTCCCTTTGCTTTAGTCTGCTCTATCTTGGATTCCATAAAGCTAGATGCAAGGGATGCAAGCGGTGTTAAAAATTGTAACATAATTATTTCCTATTCATAAAAGCTGAAGCTCCCATGTAAGCAGCTACGATACCACCACCAGTAATATAAAATAGGTTTGATATATCTGCTAAAGCTTCTACTCTTGGTATCTCAACAACAAACATAGCAGCAGTGAACAATCCCATAGCAACAAGGCTTGCTGTTGCCATACGTCTTTGCGCTCTTTGTTTTCTTAAATCATGCTCAAGTTTTTTTATTTCGGTGACATGGCTAAGTTCTTCATCAGATACAATGCCGTCACCATCTTCGTCATACTCAGCATAAATAGATTCTTTTTGTAATTTCTTCTGAGCCATCAATACACCTTTACTTTTTCTTTATCCACAAATGGTACGAGCTTACATATACACTCATATGTTTGTGGCTTATCGTCTTTCATAAAAGTTTGTTGGTTGAGTTTATCTTTGTAATCTACGCAATGATTTACGTTTTGGAAGTAAATACCACCAGTAGCAATACCATTCATAGTGCAAGCAAGTAGGAAAGCTGTCATATGATACCTTTCTTTTTGGCTATGATTGCTAGTACTGTGACAACACCTGATAATAAAGCAGTAATTAGTATAGCCAGTACAACTTTCATTACTATTTCTTTTATCTTTTCTTTACGTTTCTCTGCTTTAATACGAGCATCTCTTCTAGCTTTGCGTGCATCAGCACAGTAAGATACATAGTCATTGTACAAACCTGCTCTGCCGTATAGCTGCATGAACTCACGGAGCTGTTCGTTCTTAACTCGTATCTCTTCCAAAGCCATAAACTCTTCTAGGTCATTGTCTTCTTTACCTAGAAAGTTAGTCCAAATACTGTTCTTTTTTTTGTGTAAATCTTGTTTGAGTTGTTCTTCAGCACTAACAAACTTGGAGATTGCTGCACCTGCTGAGGATAGTTCTCGACCATTTTGAATGGTCTGTTTGATAATTGCAAAAGCACTATTAGCGACCACTAGCATTTCTAGCATAGTGTCACCTCATTAATAAAGTAGCCATCATAATGATTAGAGTTCCTGCTGTAGCTATCATGATGTGTTCAATGCGTTTGATGCGTAGGATAGTTTCTTTCCATCTCTCAGCACAGACAGCCTCATGTGTATCTATCTGTGCCTTTACATCAGATGCCTTAACCATTAACAACCTCGTCATCTTCTTTGTCTTCTGACTTCAAAGATTCAATTAATGAGTTGGTAAAAGCATTTTGTGCTACAGTAATCTGGTCAAGTTGAAACTTCAGATTAGATGCTTTAGCCTGTAAGTCTTTTATCTGATTGATAAAGTAGGTTTGGTCTTGAGATAAATCTTCTTGATTGTACTCTTTACCATCAATAGTAATTACATTGTTCTGTTCAGACATTACCAAGATACTCCGCTTGCTGTTGTTGGGTTAGCCATTGCATCTATCTGACTAGCTATTCCTGCTTCTATTGATGTAACTTCATCTGCACCAAGTGCATCTTTTGCCCATCCAATAGCCTGTGTCTCAGTTATATCTGCATATGGTGTTGGTGTTCCTACAAGTGTTACACCGACTGTGCCATAAGCTGACCCTATGTTACCATCTGCGTCTTCATCAGATGCTCTCCAGTGCAATATAGTCACAATATCTGTGTTATCTCCCTGCACTAAGTCTCTTTCCATATTTGCGATTGTCCAAGTTACTGCCATTTTATTCTCCTATATTACTAGCATCATCACGTTGTTTACGATTTTGATAGTCGCTTCTCGCTGTTACAAGTGCAACAAAGTCTGCTTGATTAGATGGTATTGGGTCTGTAAAACTACTGTCATTCATTAACTTTGTAGTCCACTCTTGTTGAAACCTTTTCCAACAGTTGTTTATTTTGCCATCAATAGCACCTTGTATCCAATCATCTATCCCTGCATTATCTGTGTCGTTATACAAATCATTAGATAAAATCTTCTGTTGTATATCTGTTAATGTTACTGTCTTTGTGTGGTCTGCCATTTTATAACTCCTTTATGTTACGTTGTTTCACTTTGGCTTATGCTACTAAGTAGCCTGTAAAATAAGACTCTGCATCTAAATCAGTTTGGACTGTTCCAGTTGCTTGATATACTTTAACAATCGCAGTATCCCCTGCATCCATATCTGCCAAAACAGACACATCTAAATTATGGTAGCTTAAGTCTTGGCTGTAACCTCTTGCATCATGAGTATGATAATATGACCTATTAGAAGTGATAAGTTGTGTTTGATAATATGATGCTGCTGAGTCAATATTATTGAATAATACTAATACATTTAATTGATATTTTCCTGTTACAGGTGCAGTAAATCTGTATGTAGTATTGTTATAATCACTATTTTGGTCATATAATTCTGTTTCAAAAAGAACTGTAACTTGTGTAGCAGTTGCAATGTTAGATTGTTGACTAGCTACTTTAGCACAAAAAGCAGATTGATATGGCATAGTTACATGACCTGCTGAGTCTATTTTTATTCCATTTGGTGTGGTTACATTACCTCCTGCTCCACCATATGTTCCTGCACCTATTTTCAAACCATTTGCATCTGCACCAAACCAAGCACTACCTGCTGTTGTATTTGTCCTGCCTATCTTTAATTGAACACCACCATCTAAATACTCTATGTCTAATGGAGATGCAGGACTACTAGTACCAATACCAACATTGCCACCATTAGGATTAAGCAATAAAGGATATTCAACTCCTAAACTCGTCTGGTTTGTAACCTGCAACCAAGCTCCCGTTGCTCCTGCATTACCTATATCTAAAACAGCATTAGAACCAGACCCACTTGTGCGTATACGACCATATGTTTGAGTAGTTCCTGACGTAACTGGCAGTCCAGTTCCTGAACCAGCAATATGTAAGTTTGTTGCAGGGCTACCCGTCCCAATACCAACACTGCCATTTGAAGTTATTCTAAATCTTTCTCCTAATGAACCAGCTAAGTGTCTAGTTGATACTACAAAATCTGCACTATTACTTGAGGTAGAAGTGCTATTAGAAGTTCTTACTGCTCCTATTCTTACAACATCATGTCTTGAGCCACCCTTAAAGTTAATAGCCGATGAAGTATTATTTGTGTCATCTGTGTTATATATTCCAAGACCACCAGTAAAATCATTTGCATTAAAGTCTGTACCTGCGTCTGAGTATGCAATTACAGTAGTCATATCAGGGTCTTCATCACCAATACCCACGTTGCCACCATTGGGATTAAGAGCAATTATACCTACTCCACCATTGCTTATACTTTCAATAACAAAAGGAGCTTGACCATTATAATCTTTCCAAATATCACCGTAGTAATTAGATACGTCTTGATTGTTATCAGTAAACCTAATTCCTTCGTTAATTCCATTTACTGTTAGAGGTGCTGTTGGCGAACCTGTACCAACCCCCAATCGCTCAGCACTAGCATCCCAATAGAATTTTGGTGTTGTACCTGTGTCTTCGTAGAAGCTAATGTCGCCAGAATTATCAATAAGCATTGATGTTTTGCTTTGGTTTATGAATTTTGTTTGACCACTAGAATTATTTGCTATTGTTAGTTCATCTGTTGTACCTGACCCTTGTAGATAAAAATTAGAAAAACCTAATTGTAGCTTTGATGTAAAAGAATCTGGAAATGTAAGCAATAACTGCCTATAACTATCCGTGCTAACAGTCAACCCATCAGCCGTGACAGTACCATTAATATCAACATTCTGACTAGCATCAATCGTAATAGCATCTGTTCCTGCTGTTACAAATTTTAATATATCTGTGCCACCTCTATAGATACCAGTGTTAGTGTCGCTTGCAAAACCGATAGAAGGAGTGCCTACTGCACCATTCGGTAACAGTAAATTACCAGTCATTGTATCGCCAGTAGTCTGTACAAAGCCAGAACTATCTATTGCTGCATCTTGCCAGGCAGATCCAGTGTAAACTTTTAGAGTATTGCTAGTTGTATTGAAGTACAAATCACCAGCATTTAAAGCATCACCATCATTATCAACAGATGGATCAGAACTCTTAGATCCTAAGTATGTATCATCAAAAGTATCAGCACTAGCAGCAGCTGCTGCTGCACTAGCTGCTGCATTGGTTTCTGATGTTGAAGCATTACTTTCAGATGTAGCTGCATTTGTTGCAGATGTTGAAGCTGCTGATGCTTGATTTGTAGCAGTCGTAGCACTTGTTGCTGCGTTAGTTTCTGATGTACCAGCATTTGTTGCACTAGTTGCTGCATTTGATGCAGATGTGCTTGCGTTTGACTCTGATGTCGCTGCATTAGTAGCAGAAGTGCTTGCTTCACTAGCTTTTGTTGTCGCTGTAGTTGCTGAACTTGCAGCAGATGTTGCAGAGTTAGATGCGTTGGTAGCTGAAGTAGCAGCGTTTGTCTCTGATGTAGATGCGTTTGATGCACTTGTTGCAGCGTTTGTTTCACTTGTAGATGCGTTACTCTCGCTAGTTGCTGCATTGCTTTCACTAGTTGATGCTGCACTTGCACTATTAGCTGCATTAGTTGCACTTGTAGCTGCTGTTACAGCATCTACTAATAACTCGAAATGGTCTGTGTCTGTTAGTAAATCACCTACAACAGCATCTGCAACACAGATATATACGTTGTTTAATTGTGCAGCCGTGGTTGATTTAATGATATCTCTTACAACATATGTTTCTGTTGTCGTTGTTGTATCAGTGCCTTTGTATGTGCCTAATTCTTGTGTTACTGATAACTCACCAGAAGTGTCAAAGGCCAGGATTTTATTTGCTCTATCTGTTGCACCAACTGTAAATTCTGGCGATGTCATAGTATTAGTCTTTGATAGTTTAATAGTTCTATCAACTTCTTCTTGTAACTCTTGTGTTATAAAAGTTAATCTATCTAAAGCATCTTCATGGGATGTACTAGGAAACGGATCATTTTCAACATAGTCAGTTCCCTGGGATTTTGTAAGTGTTCTTAATATAACTACAGTTTCACCAGACTGAGGCCTTTGATCTGTTACAGAATAATGCGCATCTGAAGGTGTGCCAGTATTAAATTTAAATAAAACATTTCCACCACCATCTGTGCCAGCGTTTGTTACAACATAGTGTGTATTCAGCGTTTTAATTGTTTCAGTACCAGCCGATGATCTTACAATCACAGTTAAATCAGCATCTGCAAATATTTTAAATCCATAAGCAAAGCTATGAAGCGTACCATTTGCTGAATACGAATTTTTAGTGATTGTTGTTGAAACTGTCATTATCTTACCTCAAAAATGTTTTCTAAATTAGGAGATCTTCTTGGTGATGTATTTCCTGGCTTCCACCAGTAATTTTGACCATATTGCTTTTTGTATCTTTTAACTGTTCTTCTCATTTTACTTTTTGCTTTTGGATCAGCCATAATGTTAAGCTGGTCTAAAACACCTCTTTCAAGAGCAAGCCTGGCGTACCATAAAGAACTACCTGGAGTGTATTTACCAGCAAATCTAACTAGGTCATTTGCTAAATTAACATCATCACCTTTAATAGTTTTATGTATATTCCCAGCGCTCATTTTAATTAAATCATCGCCAAAACCAATAACTGGACCAGCTATTGTTTGACCTAAACTTCCACCATATCTGTTATAATCTGAGAATAAAAAATCACCATATATACCCAGGCCACCACCTTGTAAAAAAGCAGCTGTCCAAAACTCTGCATCTGTCATAGGCCGTGGATCTCTACCTTTAGTCATTTCTTTTAATTGCAAAGCTAGTGCGCCCATAACACTTGATGATATTAAAAAATCAGCCATATAAGAGCCTTTACGTTTTGCTCCTTGCTGGGTTACGCCTCTTATTAAATGAGTGTTA